AAGGAAGGCCACCTTTCGTGGCAGTCTCATTTGCGGACGGCATTTTACACCGCTAATTATCAGCAGTTCATTACAGCAGATAACGAGATATTGCGCACGTCTGACGGTAATGATTTTTACGTTGAGATAGGAGCATAATAAAATGGCAACAAGCTATTATCAATCCACGCACACGGGTCAACAGATCGACGGCCATGTTGATGTTGCTACGGCTGGGACAAAACACACCCCGGCACAAGTCGGCCTTGATAATGTGGACAATACATCGGATGCTGATAAGCCCGTATCTGTTGCTCAGCAAGCCGCCCTTGACCTGAAGCTCGACACTACCGAAACCACCACCACTCCCGCCGCTAATAAAATCCCGATAGCCGGAGCGGATGGTAAAATCGACTGGGGCTGGTTGCCGGGGTCTGCGCTCAATCTTATCGGCTCTCCAGGTGCGGCAGGATTCGGTGTGGGGATTGCGCCTCCGGAGGATTTACCGGAAGGCATGATCGGTTTATCCGGGTATGCGGAGCCTACGAATCAAAATTACGGCAACTATCAGTTTTCCGACGGGTCGATTATGTGCTACGTGCCTCGCTTTTATTACCGAGTGGGCCATGCGGAAAACCCAACCTTTGCACAGTACGGCGTCAACAGCATCGACATTAAAAACAGCCGGGACTTCCCGACGCGGTTTGATGCTGAGGCGGCAGGTTACGCACTGCATCGGGCCTTTATTGATGGTGGGGTGGAGCAGGATGGTTTTTTTGTAGACAAGTATATGGCGAGCAAAAACGCCCTGGGTTCTGGATTCGTTGCCTCTTCCATCCCCGGAGGGCTCCCACTATCAACATCTTCTGCCCATAACCCGATAGCCGAATTGACTGCATGCGGCGCTAACGCCTACTACGAGGCTGTCAATGCCTGCAAGGCGAGGGATGGTGTGGACGGGGCGATCAATCCCTCAAGTCAATTTTTCTGCGGCAGCCGGTTTATTTATGGGGCGCTGGCTATGCTCTCCCTCGCCCACGGCCAAGCCGCTACGGGCACCACCAATTGCGCCTGGTACGATGCCGCAGGCGTCAGCAATTTCCCAAAGGGGTGCAACAATAACGCCCTGGGAGATATCAACGACGGCGCAGTTAGTTACACCTCTGACGGCTATTCTAACTGCGGCAAAACCGGCAGCGGCGCACCGTTTGCGAAAACCACGCACAACGGCCAGGCCTGCGGAGTGGCGGATCTGAACGGCTTGATGTACGAGATCAGCCTTGGCGTCACATGCGTTGCCGCGAGTAAGGCGATCACCGCCGCGACCCAGGGTAATCCCTGCCAGTTGACGGTCGTCGGTCACGGCCGCACCACGGGCGATCCGGTAATGATTACCTCCGTGGGCGGCATGACCGAGCTCAACGACAAAATCTACACGCTCACCGTCATCGATGCCAACACCATCACCCTCGACGGCGTGGACAGCACCGGTTTCACGGCCTATACGTCTGGAGGAGCGGCTACGGTCGGAGATTTTTGCGCCGCCAAGGAAGCCACGTCGATGAAGGATTTTACCTCCGGAGTCGCCACCGCCACCGATCACTGGGGAGCAACCGGCGCAGGGGCGATGATGGAGCCGTTCAGTCCCGTGTTTCAAACAACCTACCCGAGTAACGGCTTCGCGCAGCGCTTCGGCAATGGCGCGAGCCAGGTGCTCTCCGCCGATCAATCCGGAGGTGGCTGGATACTCGCCGGTCTCGGCCTGCCGAAGGACACCAACGGGGCCTCAACCAGTGGCACCAACCTTTTCGGTGCCGACTATTTTTATCAGTACGTCCGAAACGAGTTGTGCCTGCTATCGTGCGCGACTTGGAGCCCTAGTTCCCTCGCGGGCGTGTCGGCGGTCAATTGGAACTACTACCGGACGGCCTCGCACAACACTGTCGGGTTCCGGGCGGCCTGTTACCCTGCGAACTGAGCGATAGCGAGGACCTAACAAAATGAAAGACGGCGAAGTTGAATTGAATCGAAAATTTATTGAGTTTGCCAAACTGCTCAATATCTATCTCAACCATTTTCCCAGGGCAGAGAAATTCGCTCTGGTCAACCGTATCAGGAATTGTGCCTATGAGGTGTATGACTATATTACCGAGGCGGAAAAACGCTACCACAAGAAGACCACCCTGACCAATCTGGACATTGCCCATCAAAGGCTGCGGATGCAGCTCTATCTGGCCTACGAATTGGGATATTTCCGATTCAAGGACGGCCGCGTCTTAAATAAGACACCGCAACAGTTAGAGGCCCGCCGTTTCGCCACTCTGGGCAACCTGGTTGACGAACTGGGGCGGATGATTGGTGCCTGGATCCGCAAAATCAAAGAAGAAAATAGGTGGTAACCAAAGGGGCAGTGCCTCAGCGTGTGCCTGCTATCGTGCGCGAATTGGAGCAATAGTTCCAACGCGGGCGTGTCGGCGGTCAATTGGAACAACAACCGGACGAACTCGAACAACAATGTCGGGTTCCGGGCGGACTGACACTTTCATCCTCAAGACGCTAGATGCGTGCAGTGGAAGTCTCAGGGATGCGCTGTCCCGCGTTACGCGAAATCGAATATCAGCCTCCTTTTGGTAGGCTTAAGCCGAAGACCGGAGGCCAAATGAAACGCCACGGCAACTTATTTGCCAAAACATTTACTCGCGATAATTTGTATCAAGCCTATCTCGATGCCCGAAGCGGTAAGCGAAAAAAAAGGGCCTGCTTCAATTTCGAAACCAATCTCGGCGGCGAGTTGGACGCACTTTTCTGGGAGATCCACAGCGGGTTTTATCGCCCGAGGCCCTACCGCACCTTTTGGGTCAGCGAACCAAAACCACGATTGATCCACGCACCGCATTTTCGCGATCGCGTTGTGCAGCATGCCATCTATCGCACAGTCTATCCGATCTTCGACCGAACCTTCATCAGCACGTCATTCGCCTGTCGGATCGGTTACGGAACTCACAAAGCCAGCACCTACACACAGCAGGCGTTAAGAGACTGCGACCCGGATAGCTACACCCTAAAGCTTGATATCCGCAAGTTTTTCTACTCCATCGATCGCAACATTCTGCGGCTGCTGGTCGAGTCTAAAATAAAGGACTGGAAACTTACAGACATCATGATGCGTTTTGCCGATGCAGACGGCCCGGTGGGCATCCCGATCGGAAATTTACTCAGCCAGCTCTATGCGCTAGTCTATCTTAACCCCCTGGATCAATACGTTAAGCGCTCGCTCAAGGCCCAATATTATGTCCGCTATGTGGATGATTTTATCCTCTTCGGCTTGACCCGTAAGCAGTGCCTAGATTTACGCCAACGATTAGTGGAGTTTCTGGCCGACAATCTCCGGCTGGGGCTTTCCAAGTCGACCATCCAAAAGGTTAAACATGGTGTCAATTTTGTTGGCTACCGTACCTGGCGCAGCCACCGCCTGATCCGCAAGCATAGCCTCTACAAGTTCCGCCGAAGGGCCAAGCGGGGCAACGCCCGCGCCGTGGCGTCCCTGCTCGGCCACGCCAAGGACACCGCCAGCCTGCCGCACTTGATCGATCACCTAAAGGAGATCCCCCATGACAATCTACCGCTACCAGCCCGTATCCGACGCCTACACGATTTACCGCGCCCAGGGAAGCGAAGAAGCACCGGTGCAGGAGCTCTGCACACTTGAGGACGGTTACGTCTATTTTTGCGGTCCCGAAGAACTACCGCCTCAGCCGCCACAAATCACCGTGGAGCCGGCAGACCTGACCCCCGAACTGCGAGAGCAGATTAAAACCGCAAGCCCACAGTGCAGACTAATCTATCAACGGATGCAGGACAAAATCCGCGAAAAGTATTGCAGCGAGGATGAGATGTATCTGACGCGCATCGCGGTGGGTCACATGTCCGGCACCTACGTGATGGAGCCGCATGAACCCGCCCTTATCGAAGAGTATCAAGAGTTTATCGAGGGAGTGCGCGCCTGGGGAAGAGCGCAAAGAGCGGAACTGGGGCTGTAAAGGGACGGGGCTACACCAACTG